CCGCATTCGAACCACTCATGCGAAGCTACTCCGAAGACATCGCCCGAGCGGTCGGAGTCCCGCCCGAGGCCATCATGCTCTTGACCGGATTGGCCGGCACAGAAATGCGCGGATTCATCGAGGTCGCACAGAATTTCCTCGAGCGCATCCAGCAAATGGTCATCGATCAGTTCTGTTTTCCAGCTTGGAAGTTCTGGATCTGGCAAGAGATCCAAGCCGGGCGCCTCCCTTACCCTGGCGACGATTGGTGGCGAGTCGAATGGGTCACCCCTCGCAAGATCACGGTGGACAATGGCCGCGACGGTCGCCTCTACGCTGACCTCCTCGACCGTGGCCTCATGTCATGGGAGCGCTATTGCAACATCCTCGGCCTCGATGCCGAAGCAGAGGAAGACGACATCATCCAGACATTCCAACGCCGTCAGCAGAAATGCGCCGCCCTCGGCCTCGATCTCAACGCCGTATTCCCAAGCAACCTCCGCAACCAAGCAACCTTTGCAGCCAGCCAATCAACACAATGACAACCAACCCCACATTTTATGCTCTGGAAAAATCCGGCGACAACGAAAGCACGGTCACCCTTTACGACGAAATCGGTGCTTTTGGCGCAGGCTCAAAGCAATTCCTCGGAGACATCGGCAAGCTCTCCGGTCAACACATCCACCTCCGTATCAATTCGCCCGGGGGTTCCGTGGTTGAAGGCACCGCGATTTACAACGCTCTCCGCCGGCACAAGGGAGGGGTGACCGTTCACATCGACGCGCTCGCCGCCTCGATGGCTTCCGTCATCGCTATGGCCGGCGCTCCCGTCCTCATTGCCGACAACGCACTCATGATGATCCATAATCCTTGGACCGTCAGCATGGGCGGCAGCGAAGACCTCCGCAAAGAAGCCGACCTCCTCGACATGCTCAAGGTCAATCTTCGCAACGCCTACGTCCGCAAGACAGGCCTCGGAGAAACCGAGATCCAAGACATGATGGACAAAGAAACATGGCTCGACGCCGTGGATGCCGTCGCCCTCGGATTTGCCGACGCCATCGAAGAGGGAGTCGCAGCAGCAGCAACAGCCACCCCCGAAAATCTCCGTGCCAGATTTGACAACTTCGCAAAGGGCATGAGCCAAAAAGCAGAGATCGAAGTTCCCGAAGCTGGAACCGTAGTCAGCGAGTCCATCGCCGCCGAGCCCATCCTCGAGGTCGAATCCTCCGAACCAACTCCAGCCGTAGAGGCAGAGCAACCGGTCGCCGAGGAGATCATCGTGGACGAACCACAAGCCAAGGCAAACATCGCCGATTCAATCCTTGCGAAATACAACGAACTCTCCGCGAAGCTCGACAGCGCCCTAGCCGAATCCTCCGCTTATAAAGCGAAGTTCGACACCGTCAGCCAAGACCTCGCCCGCCTCGAGCGCAGCCTCGGCCTCTCCGCCGCCCGCGTCGTTCCCATCATTTCCAATGCAGCACCGGAAGCCCTCGACCCCGTCGCCGAGTATCTCGCCGCCGTAGAGTCCGGCGACCGCCGGGCCGCATCCGCCCTTTTTGAGAAGCACAAAGCTCTCATCTGGCAAGCCCGCCAAAAGATTTCCAAAGCATAAGCCGAGGAGAAACCCAACCAACAACCCAAACACAACCACACCACTCATATGGCAAATACATTCGACTCAGCTCTGGTTGCGGATTCTATCGCCGCACAGACCAAAACCATCCTCAGCAAGCGCCTCACGGCTCTTAACCTGTTCGCGTCCGACTTCAGCTCCGACGTGAAGAAACCCAAGGACACCGTCCACGTTCCTATCGCATCAGCGACAGCGAGCACAGAGGTCAACCCATCTGTTTTCAACAGCATCGGCGGCACGACCGTCGGCAAAGCCTCCGTCGTTCTCGATCACATCTACCAGCCCTTCGGTTTGGCATACAGCGACCTCCAAAGCGCGCACCGCTTGGACCGCCTCATCCAAATCAACTTGGACGCGATGGCAGACAAAATCTGGTCGCTCGTTACCGCTCCGATCACCATCGCCAACTTCGGCGCAGCAACTGTCACCACAGCGGCCGGCAGCATCAACGCATCGAGCGGAGACCTTCCTGAGCTCTGGGCAGCAGTATCGAAAAGCGCACGCAAAGGGCTGGTAGTAAATCCCGTGATCTACTCGAACCTCATCCCAACGAACACAACGAACATCAGCCTCAGCGAAGGCGCTTACGGCTTTGAGAATGGTGTGCATTACGCCTCCTCATTCGGCGGCCAAGCCAACCTCGCTGGTTTCGCTTGCTCACCCGAAGCGCTCGTCATGGCCTCCGCCGTGCCAGCCCTTGCTGATAACGATTACATGGTCTCCGACAGCGTGACCCTCGATCAGATCGGCCTCACCATCGCTTACAACGTGTATAGCGACAAGAGCACCCGCTCGATCATCGCTTCCTTGGAAGTGATGTTCGGTGCTGCCAAAGGCATCACAGGCGGAACGATGGCCCTTATCGTGCCATAACCTTCCTCGCGCCTCACAGCGCCAACCCGCAAAGCCCGGCTGGAGCCTTTCCCAGCCGGGCTTTTCTTTTTGACACGTCACGTCGGGTATGTCGCCCGCTGCGATCCACGCATTCACTCTCACCGCCGCCGCGCTTCGGAACTCCGCCCTTGGCACCACGGCCACCTTCCGCAGCCAACCCCTCCGCGTCGTTCTCTCGCCCATCGCCATCGGCCTTGATCTCGAGACCGGAGGACTTCGCCAGGGCGGAGAGTTCACTTGCCGATTTTTGGCCAAGTCCCTCGCCACCCCGCCGCGCCGTCGAGAGCAGATCCTCATCGGCGGCAAGGCCTACACGATCCAGAGCTTGAAAGAGGTCATCACCACCCCAGGCGAATACGTCGCCATGATTTCCCCCGGCTCCTCCTTATGAACGCAGCCCTCGAACTCGCCATCCGCGATTGGCTCCTCGCCGATCCCGACCTCGCCGACATCGTGATCCTCGCCGGACAGAGCGCCGAGACCATCCCCGGGGACCAGCCCGTGGTCTTCGTTTCCTGCGAAAACACCGACACGCTCGCCCTCAAGCACTACAAGGTCCGCGCCCAGCTCATCGTCTCTACCCCCGCCGTCATCGAAGATTCACTCGCCGCGCACCAAGGCATATCCGGTGCAGTCAAAGCCTCCCTTCTCAGCATCGCGGGCCTCGTCGCCTACCTCCCCTTGGGCCTCATCCTCGCTGGTGCCGACCTCAATTCCTTCGGCGATTCCATCGGCAGCGAACGATTCACCACCACAGCGGATCTGAGCCTCGCCGTCATCGAAATTTGACACGCCGAAATTGGTGAACCTCAACCCACCAATTCAAAAAAATGGCCGCAAATCTTTTCACCACCACAGCCCTCGGATCTGCCACTTACGGCACGCCAGCGATCTCAGGCCTCATTGTCACATCCTTCACCGTTAACGAATCCGCCAGCGTCACCGAGGTCAAAGATGACCAAGGATCAGTGGTCGCCATCGCCGTCGCGGAGCCGATCAAAGAAATCTCCATCGAAGGCATGCGTACAGGTTCATTCACGGCAACGGTCGGCGCGACCCTCGCCGTGGTCATGCCTGCCTCAGTGACTCTCGGTGCCACGACTATCGTCACCGGATTGGAATCCAAATTCGCCTCCGAGCAATTCGAGACCGTCTCCCTGTCCGCCAAGTCCTACGTCGCAACGATGACTTAATCCCCAGCGGGGTGCGGCGCCTTCATGGCGCTGCGCCCGGTGGTTTACGAAATATATGAAATCTGTCTTTTCCACTCGCGACATAAAATTAGCCGCGATCCTTTGCACACTCGGCTTCGAGTTTGAATCTCCCACGTCTCCCGCCTCCCGCATTCGGCGCGAAAGCGGCGAAGAGTCCACCGTCTTCCACTTCCTCTCTACCTCCCCGACCGGGCAGATCGCCGATGAGGTCATGCGCTCCTTCTCGGAAGGAGCCGAATTTGTTGCCGCCGCCCCCGAGTCGCCGCTGGCCTACATGCTGGCCGTCCTACGCAACCGCGATTCGCTCGTCGCCGTTATCAAATCCACCCCGCGCCAGATCGTTTTTGAGCGCAACGGAAAAATCATCTCCATCTCCGAAGACGCCACCGAAGCCGACAAAAAGCGCTTCGCCAAATTCATCTAAACCCAAACGAAAACCATGAAAAAAAACACCGATACCATCGACGAACTCGAAACTGACGACGAAGCCCTCCGCGAAGCAGGCATGCGCGAAGGCACCCGCAAAGCCTCAAAGTGGAAGATGCGCCCCTGCGTGCCTGGCACTATCTCCATCATCCGCTCGAACATGCTCGAGAAGCGCGACGAGTTTTGGTTCGTCGCCGCCTTCGCCTTCGTCCACATAGCCCCACTCGAGGACGTGCTCGCCGTGGACGCCGACCCCATCGCCTTCAACCGCGCCGTCCGCCACTGGCAACTAGACAACCTCGATTCCATCGCCGCACAGGACGAGCTCTCAGCTATTGTCGGAGCCGCATGGAATCGCGTGAACGCCGCCGAGACCAAAGCCCAACACCAATCCCCCGGGAGCACCACCTCGGGAAAGTAGCATCCCCCAACTGGCTTTCCTCATATGTCTACAGACTTGCCAGCGTCACCGGTTGGGGGTTCCACCAGATCATGTGGGAGATCCCGTATGCTGCCGGGCTGCAAATACTGGACGCCGACTCATTCGCTCGCGGCATTCCTCGCGTTTATCTGCGCGAAGATCCCACCGCGCATTTTGACTCCCTCGCCGAAATAGAAAGCGTCTTCTCGAAACTCTAAAAAATGGCCAATCCCGTCATACAAGTGGACAACGTGAAATTTCTTCGGAAAATGAAGAAATACCAGGAAATCACGGGCAAAGAGATCGGGCAGCTCGTCAATAATGCCGCCCGCCTCTGTGCCATCGAGTGCTTGAAAGCCACAGCGCCGAAAGACAAACAAGCAGGAGAGAAGCAAGTCGCAAGCGACCTCCGCAATCTCTTCACCATCGTGAATCCGACTTGGTGGAAAGAGATCACCAAAGGCACCGCCTTCGCCTCCGGCGGCGCAGCCATACACAATCGCTCCGGCATCGTGTGGGCGACCGACACTCAGACTCAGGTCTCCGATATCTCCGCCGCCAAGGATTGGCACAGATCGCACAAGAACGCCGCAGGCCGCACCAACCGCCTCGGCCTTCTCAATCGCGCTCTCGTCAAGCAAGCCACCTATCGCAAGCATCTCAAAGAGACTTTAAAAAAAGTCGGCATCGCCAAGGCCGGATGGGCCATCGTCGCGGAGAAGTGCAACGCCGACGTGCGTGAGCCCCTCAAGGGCATCCCCGCGTGGGTCAAGCGCAACATGCCCAAGGCCTCCGGCAGGGTCTCCGCTCTCACGCAAAAGGAAGGTTTTGGATTTTCCATCGACATAACGAACTCCGTCGGCTACGCCCGCGCCACCCTCGATTCCAGTGGCGAATCCTTCGCCGTCAACCTCGCTAAAAAGAAAATGATTTCCATGATGAACCACGCCATCCGCTTTGAAAAAGCCAAACAAGCCGAGCTCCAGCAATGAGTGACATTACCGTCACACTCGGAGCCAAGGACGAAGGCCTCAGCAGCTCCCTCTCCGGTCTCCGCAACCAAGCCGACGAGACATCCAAAGGATTTGGCATGTCCTTCGGCAAGATCGCCGGTGCCGCCGCCCTCGCCGGTGCCGCAGTCAAGGTCGGCATGCTGGCCATCGAGGCCGCGACCGCAGGCGCTCGCGCCGTAGTGGATGGATTCGGGGACGCCATCGATCTCGGCGGCAAGCTCAACGACCTCTCCTCGCGCACCGGAGAGAGCGCAGGAAATCTCCTGGTGCTCCAACGCGCCTTTGAAAACACCGGCGTCGGTGCCGATAAGGTCGGCACCTCCGTCAATAAGCTGCAAAAATTCATGACCGACGCCGCCGCAGGCGGAGCCGATCAGACCGCCACCCTCAATGCCCTTGGCGTGTCGATGTCGGATCTCGCTGGCAAGACCCCGACCGAGCAGATGGGGGTCCTCGCTGGCAAGATCGCCAGCATCTCCGACCCCGCCGAGCGCGCCCGCGCCTCGATGGAGGTCTTCGGCAAATCCGGCGGCGAGCTCCTGCCGCTCCTCAATAATTTCGGTGCCGAGATCGAAGGCGCCAAAGGTCAACTCGGCGACCTCCCCAACGTCATGGACCGCAGCGCCGGAGCTCTCGACAGCCTCGGAGACAACCTCTCTGCAATGGGCTCAAAGACGATGGAGTTTGCCGCTGGTTTTATCGAAAGCGCCCTCCCTGCCCTCAACTCATTTACCAGCGCCCTGAGTGGCGTCGATGCCGCCGGATGGGGTGCAGCCCTCATGAAGCAAGTCATGAGCGTTGCGGATTTCCTTATTGGCGCATTCAAGGCCCCCATGCCTGCCATCGAGGCTCTTGGCCTTGCGCTAATGGCTGGCATTAAAATAACTGGAAATGCCCTTTTAAATGGCTTCATTACGGCTTCGGAATTTCTGGGAAAATATTTAACCAGCGGCCTGCCATTTGAAGTTATAAAAACTATGGGATCGGCTATGGGTCTAGTCAACACAACATTTGCAAAAGGCCTCGTCGACGCCATTATTGGCGGAGCCAAAATGATCGAAACCGGATTTTCAACCGCAGTCAACGCGGTCGTTTCATTTTTCTCAACAGGATTTCAAAAATTTGTAAGCGGTTTTGCCGAAGATTTTAAAAATGCAATGTCCGACCCGATTGGGTTTGTGACTGGCAAATTTAAAAGCGGACTTGATGCAGTTACTCAAGGCGGTGCAGGAAAATTTCAATCCGCTTTCGATGGTGCCTCTGGATCGGTTCTCGATAAAGTCTCCGCAGGCCTCGGAGCCGCCGCCGATGGATACAGGGAAAACCTCTCTACTGGCGTAAAATCGATCAACGATGGATTTAAAAAAATCACAGACTCCATCGAACCTTCTGCAAAAGATTTTTTCGGAGCTGTCCCCGCCGCATCAGAAGCATCAAAAAAATTAGGAGAAGTCACATCCATCGGCACTACCCTCCGCGAGGATTTCGAGGCATCCTCCAAAGCAGCCGAAGACGCCAAGGGCAATACCAAAGGCGCAGCCGGGGATGCCGAGTCCGTCGCCACCTCCTTTTCCAAAGCCGAAGGCAGCGCCAAAAAAATGAAAGAGGAACTCTCCGCCTCCGCGAAGCTCCTCGAGGACGTCACCAAGGCCGAGGCGAAAAACGCCGTGGACAAAGGCGGCAAGCTCGCCAAGAAAGCCTCCGACCAGATGGCCTCCGGCGACTTCTCTGGCGCCCGCCGCACCGCCCGTCAGATCGCCAATAATGAAGCCGAGACCAATCTCCGAGGATTCGGCGCAAACAAGGACCGCCGCGCTCTCGAGGATATCGGGCGACAGGACTATGGCATAAGGAGAGATTTCGGAGAATCTCAATCCGACTTTCGCGAGCGCATTCGACTCGCCCGCGAAGAGGGCGACTATGGACAAGCTAAACCTCGGCGAATGGGCGAGGGAAAACCCAGCATAGACAAGCCCGGCCAAGACGGCACCGCCAGCGGAAAATCCGCCTCCGACAGCAAGCCCAAATCCCTAGACTCCATAGTGCAATCGATCCTCGATCTTGTGAAAAAAATAGAACCAAAATTACCGCAAACAATAATGTCTTAAATCATGTCGTACATTTACCACGGCTCCGCTGGCCTTATTTTAACAGACGTTCAAAAGCAGAATTTCCCATCCGGGCTCTCACGAGTGGAGGCGACATTCCGGTGCCGATCAACGCAAGCGGACGCGCTTGCGCCATTACTCGCCGCTGGCAACCCGCTTCCGCACCTTCCGGCATACATAATTCGCAACAACCCAACTCAAGTCACTGGTGGCGATGGGTTCACTACGTTCACATCCTCCTCATTTTCTTCGACGGGAACTGGAATTTCTGCATCCACGCCCGCCGTTTTCGGGGCGATCATTTCTCAGATAAATGTGCCATTATTCATACAATCTTTGAGCGGCTCAACTTTAAGTGTAAGCGCAGGGGTTCCTTTCACTATTATGTCGGACACGATCACGCGCACATTTACGCTCGCGGCCAACGTATCTGTGACAACTTTGGCTCTGCCAACAGAAACATTAAAATATAAAATTGTAAGCTCAATGGAAGGACTTGATTCATTTTTAGGTGTCCGAAAGTATAACGTAAAGATCTACAACAACCAAACCGGCTCGTTTAGTTCCGTCCCATTTGACCGAAACAACATCTTTACAAAAGTCGCAATAATAAACGTGAACCGCGCGACCTATGGCGGCGTAGACGAGGTTCAATGCACGTGGGGCTACGATTTCGCAAACGCAGGACTTGTTTTGTACGAAACAGCATGAACGATTTCCCTGTCGATTTTCAAACCGTAGCAAAGGGGGGGCAACAATTAAGGCCGCTCTCGTCATCCGACCTCATGCGGAATTTTGCGTGGGCAAAATTGCAAGCAGATCCGACGCTTGTTGAGGAGGTCAGCTCAATGGGCTTTACAGCGTTCAAGCTCAAGATTCCACCCGTACCAAGCGGCGGGACGCACGTCCTCGGCGCGGTGGAAGGCGCGTTGACGTGGATCGCAACCGAGGAATGCTAAATGAAACCTGAGACCGGAAACCTGAGACTGGAAACCAGCGCGCCCTTTCAAGTTTCAAGTTTCACCCTTCCCCCTTTTCTTCCATGACCCTCGGCCTCACATCCTCCGGCGCAGTAAAAATCAAAACCGACGGCGGCCTCCGCGCTGTGGAGTGTGGGTGTTGTGACCCGTGCGGAGGACTGCCCTCTAATCTTACCCTTAACAACCAACAACTATTGATTCCAACCGTGTGGGAAAGTTTTACGACTTTTTACGGAGAGCAGTGTTGTCACATGTATCTCAGTTTGCAGGGCGGTTTTTATACTACATGGGCTGATATATTTTATTTTCCAAACGGGCAAAACTATCCTGTCTTTGAAATGACAGGATCATATCCGTGCTACACGGGATATTTCAAAGAAGTAACAACTGTCCCCACTTTTATAGCCGCAAAAGAAGATATCGGAAGCCAATGGATAAAAACAGGAAGCACAGACCCAAGAGGGACTTATACCTATTATAAGGGGGCAAGCACTCTCCCAGGGTTTCCTTGCGACGATCCGCCTTTTATGCCAGGTGCTGGGCAATTTATCATCACAGATGCTTGAAATTGAAAAACAACTTCAGAAAAGACTTGCGATTTTGAAGCAAGCAGGTCACGCCGCGCACCGCTTTGCTCGCGCAGGCTTCGCCACCACGCCACCGGAAGCACTCGCCACCAGAGAAGCAACGTGCCGAGCCTGTCCCGAATGGGACGCCGCCGCCTTGAACGCCACAGGCCGCTGTCGCAAATGCGGCTGTAGCACTTGGGCCAAACTACGCATGGCCACCGAGCGATGCCCGCTCGGCAAGTGGGAAGCCACCGAGGTTTCAAGTCTCAAGTCTCCGGTTTCCAGTTTCTCTCCCCCCTCCGCGTGAGTCCTCCCCCTCCGCTCCGCTCCTGACCTAGTTCCGCGCCCGCCGCGCATTTGACATCACGCCGCCTCGTAGCGGCATGAAACTATTCATTGATTTAACTTCTCGGAGATTCGTCAAGTCGGCGGCATCCTCCGCCGCTCTCCAGGCGCTTACGCTCAAGCGCCGCGACCTTCTCCCCATGGAGATCCAGTTTGTGCTTCGCGGGGCCGCCGTCGCCACGCCCTCCGGCACCACATTTTCCACCGCGCTCAAAGCCAGCTACGCCGATACCAACTTCCTCGCCCTCGCCGCCGCCGGGGTGCTCGACCTCAACACCATCCCCCTCGAGGCCGCCTTCGCATCCTCCCCCGCCGTAGTCCCCGCGCTCCTTGAGGTCAAGTGGACCTCCACCGGCGAAGCCACGCGCACCGCCACTCTCCCCGTCGAGATCCAGAACTCCGTCATCATCGGCACCGAGGCCACGCCAATCGCCATGCCCGACGGCAAGGCCACCCAAGCGCAAGCCGAGGCAGGCACCGATAACTCCGCCTGGATGACCCCGCTCCGCACCGCGCAGGCCATTCTCCGCCTCGCCGCCACTTCCTGGGGGTCGATCACCGGCAAGCCGACCGACTTTCCAGCCTCTCCGCACACCCACCCCGCCGCACAGATCACCGATTTTGCCGCCGCCGTGGTCGCCGTATCGCCCCCCGTCGCCTGGTCAAACTTGACGGGTAAGCCAGCCACATTTCCCGCCACCGCCCACACGCACCCCGCCACCGACATCACCGGCCTATCCGCTTTCATCGTCGCCAGCGCCCCCGGCCTCAGCATCAACACCACCGTCCGCACCGGCGACGGCACCGCGACCACATTCCTCATCGATGGCCTCGCAGGCAACGACCCCGAGCATGTCCTCGTCGCCCTCAATGGCGTCACCCAGACCCCCGTCACCGACTACACGGTCAGCGAAGCCAGCGGCACGATCACCTTCGACGCCGCTCCCGCCGCAGGCACCCAGATCGCCGCCACCGCCCTCGGCCTCCGCAGCGTCCAACCGCCCATCGATCCGCTTCTCTACCTCTTCGCCTTCGCCACCAGCACGGACGGACTCACGACCTACAGCGGGCGACTCCTCAATGCCGACCGCCCCGTTTTGCCAGCCCTGCCAGAGACCGCCACATCGTGGACCGTCCGCCGCTCCACGACCGACGCCGCCGGGCGCGTCCTCGCCACCTCATCCGCCACCGGATCGTGGCTCAACCGGGAGACTCTCGTTTTCGCATGACAACAATTACCGAGAGCAACCTAACCCAGCAACTCGATCTCTCGAGCTTCGACCTCACCCTGCCAGGCATCGTTGTCGAATACCCAACCCGCTCCAATTTTCCAAGCACCGGAAAAGCCGACCGCTTCTACATGGCCCTCGACGAAGGCATGCCCTACCGCTGGTCGCCCACCGCGAGCAGTTACGCCCTAATGATCCCGATCATCGATTGCGGCAGTTTTTGACAATCTCCCTACCACGAACACCCAACCAAAACCAACAACACCACCTAATTAGTCATGCCTAATCCTATCATTCGCGTAAAACGCGGTTCCGGCACGCCGGTCTCGCTTCAAGTCGGGGAAGTAGCCTTCGACTCCACAAACAAGTCATTTTTCATCGGCACAGCCGAAGGCGTCCTGCCAATCGGCGGCGAGCATGTCTTCGCAAAGAAGACCTTCGTTTCCGACGCCGTAGCAGCCGAGGCCGCGCTTCGCAGCTCAGGCGACTCGACACTCACCAGCAGCCTCTCGAGCGAAATCAGCCGCGCCACCGCAGCCGAAGGCGTTGTAGCCGCAAACCTCGCTCAAGAGATCATCGACCGCGCCGCCGCTGTCAGCTCAGAAGCCTCCGCTCGCTCCAGCGCAGACACGACCCTCGACGGCAAGATCACCACGGAAAAAGGCCGCATCGATGCGATCCTCTCCGCCGCTGATGCCGACAAGGACACCTTCGCCGAGATCGTCACATTGATCAATTCGGTCGACACGACCAACGATTCCGCATTTGCCGGTTATGTCACATCGAACAACGCCGCGCTCGCAGCCGAAGTCACGAACCGCACGAATGCCGACACCGCCCTCGGTGGCCGCATCGACAGCGTCGAGTCCGCCGCGACAGCCCTCACCACCCGCGTCACCGCAGCTGAGGCCGACATTAACACCGAAGAGTCTGCCCGCGCAGCCGCCGACACGACTCTTCAGTCGAACATCACCGCCGAAGCAAGCACACGCTCCAGCGCTGACACGACTCTTCAGTCCAACATCACCGCTGAAGCGACAACCCGCGCCAGCGCTGACACCAGCCTGCAAACGAACATCACAAGCGAGGCGACCGCCCGCGCCAGTGCAGACGACGCGCTCGACGCTCGCCTGGACAGCCTCGAGGCCAGCATCGACGGCGGCACCTACTAACCCGCAACCACTCCCTGGCGGGGCGGCCTATGCCGCCTCGCCAAGCGGGGGAGTTAAAAATCTCCGCTGAATAAAAAAAGGCCCATGCCAAATCCAACCATCATCCCAAAAAAGTCGGTCCAAGCCTCAGCCATACCGACGACCTCGCAGCTCGCCCTCGGCGAGATTTGCGTGAACCACGCCGACCGACGCATCTACTCGCGCAACCCCAGCACCGGCGAAGTCTATAAATTGGCCGGCACCAAAGACGCCCCCGACCGCGTCTGGGCCTTCGACATCTCCGCCGACGGCCTCACCACCTACCTCGGCTTCCTCCTCTACGCCGACTTTCCCAACAACGGCAGCGTCTACGACAGCGCAGCCTGGGAAATCTCCCGCACCATCTTCAACGCCTCCGGCACCACATCGACCGAAAGCTCGGCCACCGGCGCGTGGGCGAACAAGCAGTCCTTGAATTATGCTTAGCCCACTATACGGCCAACTCTCCCCCCTCCGCGTTCCGACCAAGGCTGTGCGGCAGGTGCAAGATTCTGACGCCATCACCTACATCGCCGCTGTCGAAACGGCAGACGGCCAATCGCTGGAAGCCGCAGTCCAATACGCCTACGAGGATTTCATTCTTGGGTGTAAGGCAGACAGCATTTGGACCGCGATCAAAGCCTCCTGCATTCTCGCGGGCGCACGCACTCTCAGCGGCGCGCTTGCCCCACTCGTCGGCGCTGCGCCAACCAATAACAATTTTGTCAGCGGGGATTACGACCGAGCCGGATTGCTTGGAAATGCAACCACCAAAAGATTAAATACTAATAGGCATTCTACGGCTGATCCTCAAGACAATATGCATATGTCTGTTTACCTTAAAACGATAGCAGGAAATTACCATTTAGCCGCTACTGAAATATCAGCTAACGGAGTCAGTCAGCTTATCGATTCTCGTGTTAGAAATCGTTCCGTCAGTATAAATGGCTCTGTGGTTGGTTTAACGGCCCCTCAATTTTTAGGTGCAACGCGAAATTCTTCAGCAAATTTCACGCACAGAAGATTTGCTACAAACACAACCTACGCAACTGCATCACAAACTTCAGTGAATTCAAATTATTTTGTTTTTAGCGGTTCTGCAACAACTTCAAGAAGTTCCAGTCGGATTGCCTTTTACTCCATAGGCGAGTCTCTCGATCTCGCCCTTCTCAACGCCCGCGTCAGCACTCTTATGACCGACCTCGCCGCCGCAATATCATGACACTTGCCGACCTCATCACCCAGCCCGTAAGCTACGATACAGCTAAAGACCTCGCTATTGTCTTTTCGCCCGAACTCGCCGCGCAACTCGCCGCCGTCCAAGCCGAGCACGGCAATCCGCGCCATGTGGCCGCGCCCGTCGATCTTGTCGATGGCCGAAAAATGCTTTGCGCGGATTTGCTCACCGAAGTCGGCCCCGGCGGCATCTACTCCGGAGGGTTCGCGCATCTTCCCGCCGAGCTTTTCCCATCCGTCGAAGTCCTCCCCATGTCCGAAGTCCTCCCGCTCCTGCCTCAACCCGAAGAAGAAATCTAACCCAACCCACACCCATGATCGAACAAGTATCAACCTCCGTAAAGTTCCTCGCCTTCTACACGGCGTCGAAACAAGGCAAAACCGGCCTCACCGTCACTATCGACATTTACAATCCAAGCGGATCGCAGATCGTGACCGCAGGCAGCGCCACCGCTCTCGGCGGCGGGCTGTATTCCTACACGCTCTCGACCAACAACAGCGCAGAGGGCGAATACGCCGCCATCTTCAAAACCACCGACTCAACGGTGGACTCTCAGCACATTCCCTCCCTCTGGGTTCTAGGCCGCGCTGGAGTTGAAAATCTCGACGCCGCCACCAGCACCCGCCTGCCATCCAGCAGCTACACCGCCCCAGCGAACTCGGACATCTCGGCCATCAAAGCGAAAACCGATGCACTGCCGAGCGATCCGGCAGACCAAAGCCTCGTCGAGGCAGCCATCACCGCGCTCTCGATCCCAACCGTTGTTCAAATCCGCACGGAGATGGACAGCAACAGCACCAAACTCGCCAATCTCGACACAACGGTATCAAGCCGCCTCGCAAGCTCGGCCTACACAGCTCCGACGAGCGCCCCGACAGCCGCCGCTGTGGCCTCCGCCGTGCGCACGGAATTGACCGAGATTTCAAACCTCGACGCAACCGTTTCTTCCCGCCTCGCCAGCTCGGCCTACAGCGCCGCGCCGACAACAGCACAGATCGCAACCGCCGTCGAAGCTAGCCTCCTCAACGAAGCAGACGGCCAAGCCGTCCTCAACGCCATCGTTGGGGCAATCGGCAACACCAACCTCAGCGAAGTCTCCCTCGTCGCCGCAGTCCGTGCCGACCTCGAGCGCGTCGGCGGAAAAATCGACAGCATCCCGACAACAGCCGCTCCGACAGCAGCCGCCAACGCGACAGCCGTGTGGGCCACCGCCTCGAAGACCATCACCGGCGGAACCGTGGACACCCTCACCAACTCGCCATCCGTGCCGTCTGCCGCGTCCATCGCCGCAGCCACAAGATCAGAGCTCGCCGTGGAGCTGGCACGCGTGGACGCCGCCGTGAGTACACGCCTCGCCGGTTCGGCCTACACCGCGCCAGCCAACAGCGATGTCGCCGCGATCAAAGCGAAAACCGATGCACTCAACACCGAGCGCCTTGCAAACGTGGCGACCACCGCCATCGTCGGAAACCTCATCGCCCAGGCTAATTCCTAAAATGGACAAGCAGCTCCTCGAGCTAACGAACTACGCCAGCGGTCAATCCGACCGCTGGCTCTTCGTCTGCCTCCTCGTCATCGGCCTCGCCGCCGTCTTCACCCTGTTCAGATACTTCACTGGCAGATTGGACAACCTCCAAAACCGCATGGACAAACAAACGGAGGAGTTCGTCGAGCACCTCAAAACAGCCAACTCCGAAATGCTATCCGTCATCGCATCCGCCCGCAGCGTCATCGAGCGCGTGGAGCGGAAACTTGACACCAGACCCCAATAGTATGGTCCTCCTTTTTAAAATCCTCGACAAGCTATCCGAAAATTCCACCTGGCGTGGGCTCATCCTGCTGGCCACAGCGGCAGGCGTGAACCTCGAGCCCGATCTGCAAAATCAAATTGTCGCCGCAGGCCTTGGCCTCGTCGGCCTCATCAACGTTCTCCGCAAAGGCAAATGAACACGCAAGCCCGGAAGATCGCTTTCGCGCTCATCCTCTTGTCCTTCGTCTTCCTCGGAATGGCATTCCTGACAAGTTGCGTCAACGTGCCGATCCCGCCCTTCGGTGAGCGCATCGGCGAGCTCGGCAACCTCCAGCTCGCCCTCAGCGCAAAATACATTCCCGTCACGCCACCAGAATCCCCAGGCGAAAACGGCATGGCCTTTGCATGGCAGAAATACGGCGAAGCCAAACTCCTCCGCGACAAATGAACAAATGAACCTAGACGAACGCAGCGAGCGCAACCTCTCGACCCTCCACCCGGATCTCTACGCCCGCGCCGCCTCATTTATCCTCGCCGCCAAAAAGCTCGCCGCCCCGCTCGGCCTCGACGTCAAGTGCATTTGCGGCCTCCGCACATGGGCCGAGCAGGACGCCCTCTACGCCAAAGGCCGCACCACGCCCGGCCCTAGGGTCAGTAACGCCGCCGGTGGGGCCTCCATGCACAACTACTCACTGGCCCTCGATATCGCCGTATTTTCCAAAGACGGCAAGACTTACCACGGCGACCACGCATTCTACCGCGAACTCGGACCCCTCGGCGAATCGCTCGGATTCGAGTGGGGAGGCCGTTGGAAATTCTGCGACGAACCCCACTACCAACTCCGGCCGAAGTGGGCGACCGGCATGACCGAGCGCGACATGCTCGCAGCCCTCCGCTCCCGAGTCTCCAAAAAAATCGACGTTCTGGCGTAGGGAAAAAAGCAAAAAACGCAACGCCCGCGCAACGCTCTTGTAAACTGCTAATAATCAGCACCCATTTTCCGATTCGTAATCGATAGGTCACGAGTTCGAGTCTCGTCGTCGGCTCTCCTCTCTACAGCCCTCTAAACCGCTCCAGCATTGGCTGAGCGGGTTTTCTCTGATTACCTTTGAAACTTGTTGAAAGTTGCTCTAAATGGCTTAAAATGCCATTATGGACGCAACGGACGCAACACGACGCAACAAGCCGGTAATCACTATCAGGGAGGCCACGGTGCGTGGGCAAGCCCGCCACGTTGTTTTCTCGCGCATTGGAGGTAAAGAGAAACGCACGTTCTTTAATACTCGCCTCGAGGCACGCCTGCACCGCGATGCACTGGCTGAGAAATTAGAGACCGGAGGCACGGACGCCTTTAAAGAATCCTCTGGGCTTTCAGTTGAAAAGGCGTGGAAGGAATTTGCCCTGGTGCGGCTTCCGAAGCTCAAGGTAGGCAACCATACCCGACTCTTGAATTGGTGGTGGGGTCATTTTGTGGAGAAATACGGCTCGATGGGTATTCACGACATCAAGCCGGTCCACATCGAGTCTTTTCTGTCTCGCCCAAATTGGTGCGGGACTACGGCGCAACAGGGCTTCGTTTATCTTCGCCTTGTATTCAATTGGCTTGTGCGTTACGAGCTCTCTGCGGGCAACCCTGTGCTCAAGATCGACTCGCCGAAGGCCGCGCCTGAGCACCATCTTTTGACCATGCCGCAAATTAAGCGCCTTCTCGCCCTTACGGAAAAAGATGACCGCCTGCGGGCGTGGCTTGTCCTTGGGTTGTTCGGAGGCATGCGGATCTCGGAGGTCGGGCGATGCCTACCCAAGCACATAGAGGCGGAGGAGATCTTTGTTCCCATTCGGAAATCTACCGACCCTAAGCCTCGCCCGAGATTCGTCCCGATCCAGCCGGCGCTACTGCGCCACATTCCGAAAAAATGGGACTGCCTCGAGGAAGGCTTTATCAAGCGAGACCGCACTGAGCTATGCAATGAGATGGGGTGGGCCGAGTGGCCGCAAAACTGCCTGCGTCACACCGCGGCCTCTATGCACCGTGCCATGTGGCAGGATAGTGCCAAGACCGCTTATTTCCTCGGCCATTCATCCCCGCGCATGGTCGAAGATAAATACGCTAGGGGCGTGCGGCAAAGCGAAGCTAAAGCGTTTTGGGCTTTGTAAAGCAATTAAAGTGAGCAAGTTACCCCACCCCCCCCATCAGCCCCGTCTTTGCATGGGTAAGATTCTGAACACGAAGGGTCTTCGCCGGTAGTTATGTCGATGATCTTTCCTAGCCAGCCTTGCGGGAGCTCCGGGAAGTCCGAGTTGATGACCCATTGCCGGAACTCTCTGACAGCTTCACCTCTTTGGCACCAGCACGAACTGGTGCATTCGGCTTTCCCTGCATAGCCTTCACGGCGCGAGCAACGAGACGTGAAACGCTGACATCCTCACCGGAGTCTATCGTTTCCTTATCGGCTTCGCTTTTCAACCATTCCAGCATATCTGGCGAAAGAGACACCGAAACTTTCACCTTATTCGCACTCATATTCTTAAAGGTAATACCGATTACTACTTCGTGCAACTATTTATTTTTGCCCGCAGAAGTAGTGTTCATGCGGATGTCAATAAAAAATTCCAAGGCAGGGAAACACCCTATTGATTTTTTTCTAAAAAAAATATTGCCACGCTTTGCTACCAATTGCTACCGATTGAGCCATGCAAGCGGCATACAAAAAAACAAGCATCAGTCTTCCGTCAGACCTCTTGGTCTATCTGAAGAAAGAATCCAAAAAAGAAGACAACATCCCCGTTTCACGACTCATCGCTAGAGCCGTCCGGCAGATGATTAACAACAGCAAGGGAGCCTCCAAATGATCGACGCAACCACAATGGCCGCTCGCCTCGGAGTGGCAAAATACACGATAGAGGAATGGGCGAGGAAAAGCCGCATCCCGGCTTTTAAAGTTGGAAGATGGTGGAGGTTTGACGAAGCCGAAGTCACCAAGGCTCTCAAGCTCGACGGCAACGATCTCAGCCGCGCAATCGGGAGGGCCAAATGATCGATTTCCACGACCCCTCCGCCGTATGCCGATCCATCGGCTATTTTCTGGATTTTCTCACCATCACCGTGCCTGTCATCTCGCTGGCAATCTTCGCCTGGAGGATCGCACGATGAGCGACCCAAACTGGAGCGAGATCGAGGCCAACCGCGACCGCGCCGAAGCCCTGCCCGAATGCAATTGGACGACCGAGACACCTGAGACCGAGGCCGCCGTGAAAGCCAGCGGGTCAACATTTGGAATTCCGCTCCGTGAGACCAGCCGGCGCCTCGAGCGTCAGCGTGATGCTCTTTACGCGCTCCTCAACCGGAGGGCGACCCAATGAGCGACACCACCGCCCTTATTTCAGCCGCTCTCATCATGGCGAGCCTCTACACCACGTTTCACCTCGGCATCGAGTGCGAACGCGAAAGAGCACGCAAGGCCAGACGCCGCCGGTGGGATGAAGAAGACAATTCCCCTAAGTAAATCCCCACAAAACAAAAAGTGGCCCCGCCGGACGGCAATCCGACGGAGCCGGTAGTTAAACCCTCGAAAAAAGGAAAAACCAAAAAATGAGTAACGAAATAGCGGTGATCCCGCAAGTGAAACCCTCCGCGCTGGCCGTGATGGCCGGACGCATCAACGTCGAGCCCACCAAGCTCCACAGCACCCTCAAAAACACCGTCTTCAAAGGCGCGACCGATGATGAACTCCTCGCCCTGGTGGTGACGGCGAACACCTACGAACTCAACCCTCTCTTAAAAGAGCTGTACGCCTTCCCAAAAAAGGGCGGTGGTATCGCTCCGATGGTCGGGGTGGATGGTTGGATAAAAATCGCCAACCGCCAACCGAACTTTGACGGAATGGACGTCGAGGTCTATGGAGACGGAAAGACGCCGACTCACGCCACCGGCACCATCTACCTCAAGGACCGTACGCACCCTGTCCGCGTCACCGAGTATTTTGAGGAGTGCAAGCGTGGCACAGAGCCGTGGAATCAAATGCCGCGGCGCATGCTTCGCAACAAGGCGATCATCCAATCCATCCGCCTCGCCTTTGGCGTGTCCGGTATTCATGATGAGGACGAGGCCAGAGACATTGGCGGTCGCCAGGCGCAAGCGCCAACCTACGAGAAGCCTGTTTTCAAGCGATTGATCGACCCTGAGGACAACATCCCCATGCTGCCAGATCCTCGCCTCCTGGACGCCGTGCCAGCATTCACGCCCGACACGCCCCAGAAGCAACTGCAAGCCGCCATTGCCGACGCTGGCGTGCTTGAGGGCGCATTCATCAAGCAACTCAAGGCCATCGCGCCGGCGCTGATAGGTAAAGCCAAGCTCATCACCGAGCTTTCAGACGAAGCCGCTGAAAAGGCGCTCGCCGAGATCCACAGCATCCTCGCCGAGGAGGTTGCCGAATGAGCGCCTTTATCGATGCGCAGGAGGGCGTTTATTTTGACCTCGACGAGCAGACATATCGCGCCGCCACGGGGATCAACATCTCCGCGCTCAAGAATATCAACCGCAGCCCGGCGCACTACCTAGCCAAGCTCACGGAGGTGCGGCCCGAGCCCACCCCCGCGCTGGTATTCGGAACGCTCCTCCACCGCGCCGCCCTCGAGCCTCACAAGCTCGGTGGTAGCTTCGCGGTAAAGCCCGAGGGAATGTCCTTCGTCAGCAAAGAAGGTAAAGCATGGCGGGACGCGCAGACGCTCCCGATTATCACCGAGGAGCAGAATATTGCCCTTGCCGGTGCCGCCGCATCCGTGTCAGCACACCCAGCCGCCGCCGCGATCCTAGCCGACGCCAAGCGCGAGGTGAGCGTTTTTAGGCGCATTACCCGCAGTAACCCCGAAGGCCTCCTCCTCAAGGGCCGGCTGGATATTGTGGCGACCGACTCCCACGGATCGACCACGATAGCCGACATCAAGACGACCGAAGACGCCTCCCCCGAGGCGTTTTCCAAGACCATCGCTCAATATGGCTACGCACAGCAAGCAGCCCACTACCTCGACCTACTCGGAGCCACCCACTTCGTATTTATCGCGGTGGAAAAAACGGCACCCTACGCCGTGGGCGTCTATTGCCTAGACCCTGCCAGCGTGGCTATGGGCCGCGAGCGCAACCTCCGCAACCTCGATCTCCTCGAGTCCTGCCAATCCTCCGGTCACTGGCCGGCCTACTCCTCCGAAATCGAAACCATCAGCCTGCCCGCCTGGGCGAAGTAATCATGATCAAAGCCAACATTAACGTCACGAAAATCGATAAGTCCCACCTCCACAAGGGGGAAAAGGGAACCTACCTTGGCCTCACCTTCATGGACAACCGAGACGGCACCGACCAATACGGCAACGATGGGTTCGTTGTCCAAGATATCCCACAAGCCGCCCGCGAATCCGGCGAACGTGGACCCATCGTCGGCAACTGGAAGACGCTCAAGCCAAAAGCCCAAGCGCCTGCACCCAAACCGCAACCCAAACAACTCGACGAAGACGGAGACGAAATCCCGTTCTGAGCATTTCCTCGCTAGTCCCCAAGGGGGACGCAGGGGCAAAGGGGGGCCGCGCAATCCCAAAAAACGCGGAATTTTTAAAGCAATGCTTCCATCCATCACCCTCCGCCTAGCCATTTGCGCGAACGATTGCCCGATAGGGCCGCGCCTCGAGCGTGGCGTGCCGTTGCCTCCCTACCGGCACACATACGCCCTCGATGAGCAACCCCAGGCGGAGGCGGATCTCGAACTCGTCCGCGATTACGTCAATCGGAACCATTTAAACAACTTAAAGAAGGGAAAACAAAAATGTGGATAATACCAAACAATTTACAACTATCGAGTGGTGCGCCGGGTACGGCGGGATTCATCTCGGACTTAAACGAGCAATCCCAAATCTGCGCGTCATCGCTTATGGTGAGATCGAAGCCTTCGCCGTCGCGAACTTGGTCGCTAAAATGGAAGCGGGACTCATGGACTGCGCTCCTATCTGGTCGGATCTTAAAACCTTCCCATGCGAGGACTTTCGTGACCGAGTGGACCTCCTTGTGGCCGGTTACCCATGCCAGCCATTCAGCGCAGCAGGAAAGAGACTCGGCACAGAAGACCCGCGCCACCTCTGGCCACACATCGCCAGATCAATACGAGTTATTCGACCTCGACTATGCTTCTTTGAGAATGTCGAAGGACACATCAGCCTTGGCCTCCGAGAAGTCATTGGAGAGCTGGAATCAATCGGTTATAAAAGCTCGTGGGGAATATTCTCGGCGGCTGAAGTCGGAGCACCGCACCAACGCAAGCGGGTTTTCATCTTGGCCTACGATCAGCGTCAACGAGTCAAAGAACTCGGTTGGCAAATCGCAGTTGAGCCGCAACTGCATTCCTTTGGGAACGATGGCGATGATGATTGCAGAAAGCCATGCCAGTTTTGTGGCTACGAATTCGACCACGAATTGCTTGGAAAATACGGATGCCCAAACTGCGGTGGTGAAGGATGCGGCGAATTGCCTGACGCCTCAAGAGGACGATGCAAGCAATGTGAATCCAAAGGACACAAGGCGGGCTGGATTAGTTTCACAAGTCAATGGCCAAGCCGCCCCGGCGAACCCCAGCACGGATGGGAGCCGCCAAGGGTTGTCGGAACAGTCCCAAAGAAACTGGCAGACTTTTGCGCACGGGACGCACAACAGGGGCGAGACACCGCACAGGCAGGTGGTGAAGGCTCTGGTGAACGGAGAGAAGGCGCAGACGCAATGCCTCACGGTGGATCAAGTGTTTGCGGAGGAGATCAAGGGGACGAATCTGGCATCGACGCCGGAAGTGGCACAGAAGCGGATCGAGGAGGGCAAAGTGACATTGAGCAGGCAGAACCCCGGCAAATTGAACCCGCGTTGGGTCGAAACGCTCCAAGGCGTCTGCATGGGGTGGACCTCGCCGAGTTGTCCGGCCTCAGTCATCAAGAACTGGCCGAAATTTGTGAGTGGATGGTGCGCTGTGACAATCGAACCGACGAGCTTCGACTCCTCGGCAACGGAGTCGTGCCTGCAACAGCAGAACGAGCCTTTAGAGTTTTAATAGAGGAACTTTTTAAACAACAAAAGGAATAAATGATCTTATCACCCGATTTTCCAGACCATTACAAAACGAAGATTTTGCTCAAGATGGCAGGCCACGCCGGCGTCTTTTCCCTCATCAAACTCTGGGCGCAATGCCAATTTAGGCGCACAGAACGGATCGAGAAGCCAGCCGAGATCGTGGCCGCGATAGCCGATTGGGAAGGGGACGCGGATCACCTTGAAACGGCGCTCATCGAAAGCGGATTCGCCAGGCGTGATGGCGACACATTCATCCTCCACCAATGGGAGGACCAAAACAAGAAACTCTTCACCAGCTACGCCAACGGAAAAAAGGGCGGAAAGCCCAAAAGCGAGTCACCTAAAGCGTTGAAAAAGCCAGCCGCTTTAAAGCTCTAAAATACCTAACGCTAACCTAACCCTAACCTAAATGGAACCTAACGCTAACCTAAAGCAAACCCAGCACGCCCTAGATAGATAGATAGAATATCTATTCTATCGAATAGATAGCTGCGCTCTGGCTGACGCCAGCGCAGCTCAGACGGAAACCAACAAAAACATGAACCTCCGAAAATCCGATTTTTACTCTGCCACGACCCAGACGCAGAACGTCCCGCAAAACCTCTCCGCCGAGCAATCCGCAATCTCGATCATCCTCCAAGCCGACGACGTCCTAGACATGGCAAAGTGGGACCAAGATCTTTTCCTCCAATCTGCCCACCGCACGATCCTAAAAGCGATCAAAGAAACCCGAGCCGCCGGGCGACAAGTGAACCTCTTCACGATCCAAGCCAAGCTCGAGGAAACCGGAAAGCTCGAGGAGATCGGTGGCGCCTCCGCCCTTTTCATCATCAAAGAGCATTACCCATGTGCGGACAGGGAGAGCGCCCTGGACTTCCGCAAGGATCTCGTCAAGGCCCGACGCTACCGCCGAGCCATGCAGAAACTCCATGAGACCAAGGCCGACATCAGCCTCATGACGGCGGACCTATCCGACCTCGCCGCCACTCTCACCGATGACGATGACATTGACAACTCGGCACTTACCATAAAGAGCCAATGCGAAAACCTCATCACGTCACTCGAAAGCCTTACGCCACCCGAACGCATTAAGAGCAACATCCAAGAGCTCGACTATCTGCTCAATGGCGGCTTTGAACTCGGCACCGTTGCCGTTGCCGCCAGCGAAACCTCCGGTGGGAAAAGCATTTTCCTACTGCAAGCCGCCCTCAACGGAGCCATCGATCATCAGCCAGGCATTATCTTCAGCCTCGAAATGACGGCCAGCTCGGTCATCTCCCGCATGGCAGCGTGCAAGTCCGGCCACCGTGTCGTCAGCGCCTACGACCACCCCACCGCCGAACAAATGCAAGGCATGGCCATCGGCATCCGAACCATTGCCCGACTCCCGATCACGGTCCACGACCAGATCACAACCATCGACGACATCGAGGTCGCCTGTCACCAAGGAGCCAAGGCCGGCATGAAATGGATCGTGGTGGACTACATCCAACTCTGCACCGTCGGCAACTCATCGAAGGCCGAAACTCGCGAGCAACAGGTCAGCGAAGTCGTCCGCCGCCTCAAAATCCTCGCCCTCAAGCACAACATCGTTGTTTTTACCGCCTCCCAGATGAATGACGGTGGCGAGCTCCGCGAGTCCCGCGCCGTGGGACACCATGCCGATTACGTTCTCCACATCGACCATGCCGACAAGGCCGCGCCGGTCATCCGAGTCATCAAGAACCGCAACGGAGAACGCCACGTCTTCGCCCCTGTGAAAATGCGCGGGGACATCTCCCGATTTGAAGGGCGCACGAAATGACAAGCGCCCCGATACCTCATCCCTGGCAGTCGCTCCAGATCGCCCACGGCCTCGACACCACGGAAGTAAATCCGCTCGAGCTTGGCCGGCCATTCCGTTTTACCGACGCGCAACGTGCCGCCATTCAACCCTACCTCGAAGCCGCAGGGCAGGGTGGCGCCGTGCTCATTGTCGCCAGCCACTCACCGCATGACAACTGGCTGCACGCCGAGCCTGTCGCCCTCACCCAAGCCCACCGCAAATCTATCACCGCATCACTCACCAGAATCAAAAAACAAAACCTATGAAACTCTACATCGGCATAGACCCCGGACAAAACGGCGGCATCGCCTTTATCCCAACTACCGGACCCGCATGGGCGCACAAGATGCCGGAGACCGACCGCGACATCCTAGACCTCCTGCGAGACAGCGTTTGCATGGCCGAGCCCATCGCCGCCCTCGAGCTCGTCCACTCAAGCCCTCAAATGGGCGTTAAGTCGGCCTTTACCTTCGGCCACGGATACGGAGGCCTCGAAATGGCCCTTGTAGCCCTTGCGATTCCATTCCGCCACATTCGCCCTCAAGCGTGGCAAAAAGCCCTAGGATGCCTAACTGGGGGAAATAAGAACGTATCCAAGCGCCGAGCCCAAGAGTTATTCCCAAAGATCAAAGTCACGCACGCCATAGCCGACGCCCTCCTCATCGCCGAATACAACCGCCTCATCCACCAATGAGAACGAAACGCTACAAGCCCGGCAAGTGGGAAGAAATCGCCCAACCTCAAGACCTCGCCGCCGAACCGGTAGAGCAGACGCCAGAGGAGAAAGAGCGCCTTCTATTGCACTTCTACCGCAAACTACTTAACGCCATGATTTGGCAGGCCGTGGACGATGTCAGTAATGAGAGCGTTTACGCGCAATACAGCAACGCCCGCGACGCGGACATGAACATTACGAGCGCCGCGCATTTCCTCCGCTCCACATTCTTTCCCAAACTCTGCGAGGCAATGCCGATCAAACTACCCGCGCAAGCCATCATCAATGAAGCATTTAAGCCACGAAAAAACAATTTGACCGACAGGAAAAAGCCCGCAACCTCAAAGCCAGTAACCTCAACGCCATGAACAACCCACCACCCGGATCTTATTGCACGGACATGGCCGCCGAAATCGATACGCCAGAGGAAACCCTGGCCGATGAGCTGGGCATTCCACTCAAGGCCGCCGGCCTAGTCATGGCTCACGTCGATACCGAGGTGCGCAAGAGCCAAGCCCTCATCCTCGCCAGGGTAATTGGATTGTTACTCAAAGCCTCGAACCTTCCGGCCATGGCGCACGCCATCGCATTCGCATCCGGCCTAGATCAACTCAACGGTGCAAAATCCCAAGCAGAAGTGGCAAGAGAGCTAGGCGTCACCCGTGCGCTCTTATCGCATTACACGCTAGGCGTCCGCGATGTCCTCAGCGGAAAGGACAGCGCCTTTGAATGCACCAAGTTCCGCAAGAGCCAAGCCAGCCGCGCAACCTTCAAGGCCAAGGCAACCGACCCTTTCACCGCAGCAAAAGCAGCAGCCATACAACGCTACAAAGCATCAACTAAAATAACAAAAAAATGCAACTCATAGACGCTACCATGTTCACGCTCCACGCGCTGAACCTACCCGCAACCCTCACACCCGCCGAATGGACCGACATCCACCGCGACATCCTAACATGCAAGAAGGCCGCATCCAAGTGGCTCAGTCAGTCACGCGACTACGGGACAGCACGATGGGGCATAGAGTTCACAGCCGACACCGAGGCGCAGCTTGAGCTAGACCTCGGCCTCGCCCTACCCGAAGCCAAGCCAGCCCTCAACCCTGCCGACAAGACTAAGGCCATCGTGACCATCGAGGGTTTGTCTCAATCCTTCATATTGTGGCAGCGCAAGATGAGCGACGAGATCCAAGGGTGGGACAAGGACCGGCTCAACCGCGCACTCGAACTCCTCGAACCAATGGAGCGCGAGGCCAAGCGCGTCCGCGAACTCCTCGCCAAGGTATGAGGGGGGGCTATAAGGAATCTTTTTAAGTCTGTGGATTCTAGCAGTTTGACCAGACGCTCGTTGTTTTTCTGAGTGTTGCATAGTTTTGACACGTTGCATAGGGCGTGGGCGTAACGGAACTAAGCAACATTCTAGGAATCGACAAGTCGGTGGTGTCGCGCCTCGTCAAGAAAGGGATGCCGACCAACTCGGTGGACGCCGCCCAGGCGTGGAGGGAGACCAACGCCCCGCCCCGCGCCAAGCGTGGCCAACGAGGCGAGACCCCGCCCGCGCCGAAACTACCGAAGGTCGCCGAACCTCCGAGAGTCTCAAAGGTCGCCGAACCTCTGCCAGTTCCTCCCCCGCCGGTTGACGCCGTTCCACCTCCTCGCCATAGCGACCCCGAGCCCGAGGACGAAGACAACACGCCCCGCCAATCCCTCCGCCGCGCCCGGCTCGCTGAGAAAGTGGGCTACAACGAACTCGTCGTTTGCAAGCGCAACGGCGGGAGCATCGAGGATATCCGAAAAGCTAACGCCGTCTACATCGCCAGCCGCAACAACCGCCACAAAGCCGAGCGCGACTTCAAGGAATGGCAACGCGACGAAGGCATCCTCTTATTTTTCGACGAAGCTCGGGACATTACGGGACGTCCGCACATCGCCGTTCGCCAGACCCTCGAGGTCGCTGCCAAGACGCTTGCC